TCCGGAACGTGGCAGGATACGTCGGCTGACAACACCGGCACCGCCGCGCATTTCCGCATTTACGACAGCGGCGGCACGACGTGTCACCTTCAAGGCACGGTCTCGGCGACCGGGGGTTCCGGCGATCTCCAGGTCGATAACGTCAGCTTCGCAGCCGGCCAGCAGTTCGTCATTTCCTCATTTACGCTGACCGACGCGAACGCCTGAAATGTGGTCGCCGGCCAATTATGCGAGAGGAGGCGCATGGGTGCGGCTCTCGCAATATGTCCGGCGCAAGACCAGCAAATCGGTTGCCCAGGCTCCGCCCACCGGGAGCATCCTGAGCGCCCTGCTCGGCGATCTCACCCTGACCGCAAGCAGCGTGCTTCAGGTCGCTACGCCGCTGGTGTTCGGAACACTGTCGGCAACCCTCGACGCGCTCACCGGATCGCTGGCGGGACAGGCAACTCGGGGTGGATTGCTTTCTGGAACACTGTCGGCCCTGACAGGCTCAGGAACCGGCAAGCTCAAGCTCACCGCATCCGTATCATCGACCTTGGGTGGTCTTGCCCGTTCGGCGCTATCGACGCTCAAGATCGGCGGCTCTCTCACCGGCACGCTTGACAGTCTTACCCTGTCAACAACGGTTATCTCGACCCCGACGCTGACGCTTCAGAGCGCATCTGGGGCTGCGCCGGTCGTCCTCCGCCTCGGGCTCAACTCCGACCATTACGAAGGCCAGTGGATTCACCTCCAGCTGTCCGAGGGCGCGGATTACTCGGGAACGCTGCTGGACGATTATTACGACCTCATCACTGCCGACGACATCGCGCGAGAGTCAAAGACGCTCGACGGCACGTTCGTTCAGCCGACCGGCTTCTATCGCGCTCGGGTGCGGATCGAAACCAACCCCGACGACGCCACCGTCAATACCGTTTCGGCCTGGTCAACGCCCGATGTCACGGACACGGTAACGGCGACCACGACAACCCTCGATCCGGCGCAGAAGAACGCCAGCCTCACGCTGTCCAACGGGAATTTGACCGCCACTGGGTTGAACCAGGGCGCGCCGATGCTGGCGAGAACGACGTCCCAGCTGTCTGCCGGCGACAAGGCATATATGGAAATCCATTATGACAGTGCGGCCTCGGGCGGCGGAATGTGCTTCGGCGTCTGCAATTCCTCGGCGTCGATGACCAACTTTTCCTTCCCCGGCAGCGGCAATTCCAACGGCGGCGGGTTCCAGCAGAACGGGCTGTATCCGGGCGGCATTTACTACGGCGTCGATGAGGTTGCGGGCGACACATACATGCTGGCGGTCTCGCGGGTGGATGCGACCACGGCCAAGTTCTGGGTCGGCCGCAACGGTTCGTGGAAGGCTGGTGAAGACCCGGCGACCGATACCGGTGGCCTCTCGGTCACGATCAGCCAATGCTATGGTTTTGCCGGGGTGAAGCGAGCCGAGGCGGTCACGGTCAACTTCGGCGCTTCAGCCTTCGCCTACACGCCGCCAACGGGGTTCAGCCAATGGCCGTGAGGCGGTTTGCAGCGGCATTGCTCCTGTCGTCCAGCCCCGTTCTGGCGCAGACATTTCCCAAGCCCACCGACGTTCCCGATTATGTCTCGGTCACGCCGGTTTACGAGACGACATCGGCGGACAATGTTTCGCTCGATCCTGCGACTTCAACTCCCAGCGTCGGCGAGCTGACGGACATCCCGACGTCGCAAGCCGGGCGGATCGTCACTGGCACATTCGGGAACGCGACCGGATTTTGCCTCACAACCGCCGATGGAGGGACATGCCAGCAGGCCAAGTTCCGCATCACGCTCAACACTTCGCACATCGGACGCAACGACCCGGTTCGCAACTTCTGCCAGCCTGGAGCGACCCACCTCCACCAGTTCTTCGGTAATGCGGGGGTCGGGGCCTGTTCGACCTATTCGTCGCTGAGGCTGGCGCGCAAGGGCACATTCTCCAACGGCGACGAGCTTAACGCCACCGGCTACTGGTTTCCGTGCTCGGTTATCTCCGACCCGTTCGGCGACGGCAAGAATTACTGCGTCAAGGCCAACTGGATCACGCTTTACTATACGATGGACCCGGTTCTCGCCAAGACCGGGGTGAGGCTTTATCGTGGCCTCAGATACGTCACCGGCTATCGCATGGGTGATCCGGCCTGGACCGACCTCCAGAGCGCGATCGACACGGCCAACACGGCATACGGAAGCACGCGCTATGTGCAGGTCTCGGCATTGTCCAAGGCCGACTATCCGCAGCAGCCGATCTGGAAATGCTCGGGCGCAACGGTGGTCACGACGGCAGCCCAGACCAGCGATCCCGCCGCTTCCAAATGGCTGAAGAATGCGGACGGCACCGATCCGTTTGGAGGCACCTGCGTTTCCGGTGCGGACATGTGGGTCCAGCTATCGGGCGCGAGCTGCTGGAGCGGATCTGCGTTGTGGAGCCCCGGCGGATACGATCATGTCATCCCGCAAATCTGGGATTCGGTCAAAAGCAAGCTGGTCTGCCCGAAGAACTATTACCGCATCCCGAGCCTTGAGCTTGAGGTTCACTACAGCCAGCAGGGCTTTGCTGATTATGGGCGCTGGCGGCTCGAAAGCGACGATGCCGAGCAAACCCGCACCGGAACCACGGTCAACAACGGCTATACATGGCACGCCGACTGGATGAACGGTTGGGACGGCGCAACGCTTCAGGAATGGCTGTTCAACTGCCTCGGGGTCGAGCACCACACGCCTCACGAATGCAACGGCGGTGTGTTTTCATCGACCAAGCAGCTGTCCAATGGCCGCGTATCGGTGAGCCATAATTACACGACCGACAATGCCGACAATATGTTCCAGGTGCCGGCTTCGAGCCACGGCCCCGGCAACATCGACATGACACCGCAACACTGAACCTGAAACAGCCCACCCGCGAGGGAGCTGAAAGCGAGGGTTACGAATGGACGAGGTTCGCGAGCGCATTCTCGCGCTGCTCATGGAGGGACGAAGCCTAAGTTCGATCTGCCGCGAAGAGGGAATGCCTTCGGCGCGAACTGTCCAGCGTTGGCAGGCTGACGATGCAGAGTTCGATGTCGCAGTTACGCACGCGCGCGAGGAGGGCTTTCATTATCTCGCGGAACAGGCCCGCATCAAGGCGCACGTTGCCGATGATGCAGCGAAGGGCCGCTTGGCGTTCGATGCTGACCGCTGGTATCTCGGCAAGCTCTCCAATGCGTTCAGCGACAACAAGGCGCAGAAGCACGAGGTCACGCACGATCTGAGCGACAAGGCGAAGGCGTGGCTGGGTCTGAGTTCCTAGAGCTTTGCGCCGAACGCTGGCCGGACAAGCTGGCGCGGCTCAGGGGCGGCTTTTACACGATCAAGGACAAGGCCGGTAAGGAAATCCCGTTCGTGATGAACGAGGATCAGGAACGCTTCATCAGCGAGCGCCACGGCCTGGATATCGTTCTCAAGGCTCGGCAGAAGGGTTTTACGACGGTCATCCAGCTCGACATGCTGGACGATTGCCTGTTCAGGCCGAATACGTCTGCCGGCGTGATTGCGCATAATTTGCAGGACGCAGAGGCGTTCTTCGCCGACAAGATCAAGTTCGCATATGACAAGCTGCCGGACGAGTTCAAAGCGGCGGTAAGCGCGACCAACGACACGGTTCGCAGCCTGAAGTTCAGCAATGGCTCGTCAATTCGCGTTGGCACGTCGCTACGTTCGGGCACGATCCAGCGGCTGCACGTTTCAGAATACGGCAAGCTATGCGCGAAGTTTCCTGAGAAGGCGCGCGAGGTAAAGACGGGCGCGTTCAATACGGTTGCGCTGGGGCAGCAGATCACCGTGGAGTCCACTGCCGAGGGGCAGACTGGCGACTTCCACGACATGACGACGGCGGCTCAGAACAGGGCCGCCAAGGGTGATCCACTCACCGAAATGGATTGGAAGTTCCACTTCGCGCCGTGGTGGACGAGCTCGGAATACGCGCTCGACGCAGAGGTGGTCGAGACAACCGAGCACAAGGAATATTTCGCCAAGCTCGAAAGCCAGGGCATCGCATTAAGGCGCGAGCAGCGCGCCTGGTATGTGAAAAAGTCCGAAGAGCAGGGCGAGGACATGAAGCGCGAATACCCCTCCACACCCGAGGAGGCGTTCGAGGCTTCAATCGAGGGGGCTTACTTCGCGACGGAAATGCGGAAGATGCGCGAACAGGGGCGCATTTGCCGCATTCCGATCCTGAACAAGCCGGTGGACGTTTACTGGGATTTGGGTGTCGGCGACGCGATGGCGATGACGTTCAAGCAGCAGCTTGGCGTCGAAGAGCGGATTATCGACTATTACGAGAACAGCGGTGAGGGCTTCGAGCATTACGCCCGCATCTTGAACGACAAGAAGTATATCTACGGGCGGCATTTCTTCCCGCACGACGGCGACCACCGCTCGCTTGGATTGGTTGCCAAGTCGAAGAAGCAATGGGCGGAAGAGGCCGGGATCAAGCCGATCACAATCGTTCCGCGGATCGCCACGGAATCAGCTGGCATAGAGGCATCGCGCGCTTTCCTGCCGAGCGTGTGGATCGATGAGGAGCGCTGCGCTCGCTTGATCCAGTGCCTTGATAATTACCGCAAGGACTGGGACGACAAGATGGGGACGTGGAAAGACACGGCCCGCCACGACGAGTTCAGCCACGGATACAAGTCGTTTGAAACGGCGGCGGTCGCGCCGAAGTCGGTCAAGACCAAGCCGCTAAGCTACTCCAACAAGGGGATCGTATAGGATGGAAGTCGATCCCGCATTCCTCGCGTTCCTTCAGTCGGAGGAAGCCCGCGCCTATGACGGGCAGCTGCTCGACGACGTTGAGGCGGCGATCAGTTCCTACAACGGCGCGGAATATGGCGACGAAGAGGACGGGCGCTCACAGGTCGTTGCGCGGGACGTGGCGGAAACCACCGATTACATGCTGACATCCGTGCTCGACGCGTTCGTGGCATCTGGCCGCGTGGTGGAGTTCGAGCCTTCATCCGAGGACGACGAGGACATTGCCGACGACGCGACCGAGGCGATGCACTTCCTCTACCGCAAGAAGTCGGGCTATCGCCTGATCCACGACTGGGCCAAGGCTGGGCTGCTTGAGAAGATCGGCATCGTCAAGACCTGTGTTGAGCGCAAGAAGCAGCGGGTGGTCGCGGATTATCATCCGGCCTTCATGCCCGACGATGCGATAGAAGCCGAAGAGACGGGACAGGTTCACCCCGAGGATGGCGCGCCGATCATCCGCGCGGTCACGCTTGAGGATTCGCCTGTCCAGTTCCCCGATTACCATGTGCCGCTTGAGGAGTTCCTTCGCGCTCCCGACGCACGCGACCTGGAGACTGCGGTCTATCTCTGCCACCTGACCGAAAAGAGCCTGTCCGAGCTGAAGGAGATGGGGCTCGACGTTGATGGGATACCCCTGAGCGACGGGCAGACGCCGTTCATCAATACGCTTGCCAATGCCCGTGAGGACGGCCGCAACAACTGGCTCGGCGTGCTCGGCCGCCAAGGCCCCAACCGCAAGGTGTGGCTGCGGGAAGAGTATGTTCTATACGATCTCAACGGCGACGGGATCAGCGAGCGGCTGTGCATCCATCGCGTGGGGAACACGATCCTCAAGATCGAGGAGGTCGATTACCAGCCGTTTGAATATTGGTGCCCGTTCCCGATGCAGGGGCGGCTTGTGGGCCAATCGCTGGCCGACAAGACGATGGACATCCAGCGCGTCAACACCGTGCTTGAGCGCAACATGCTGGATAGCCTCTACCAGCAGACTGCGCCGGGCACGTTCATCTCGGAAGACGCGATCGGCGATCATACCCTGGACGACCTGCTGACAATCCGACCGGGCCGCGTGGTGCGCTATGCGGGACAGGTCCAACCGATCCCCGAACAGCGCGCGGACGTGTCGGCCACGGCAATGGCGGCAATCGAGTTCAAGATTCGCCAGAGAGAGTCCAGGACCGGCATTACCCGGCTCAACAAGGGCGTTGACGAAGACACGCTCAACGACACCGCCAAGGGCCAGGCGCAGCTCATGGCGCGTGGGCAGCAGATGGAGCGCTACATCATCCGCAACTTCGCGGAAGGCGTGGCGCGGCTGTTCATGAAGAAGGTCGGGCTGATGCGCAAATACGCGCAGCCCTTCCGCATCCGGGTCGATGGGGAATATCGCGAGGTCGATCCGTCGCAATGGCCCGAGGACATGGAAGTCCAGGTGACGGTGGGCTTGGGCTCGGGGTCGAAACAGGACCGTATCATGTATCGCAACATGATCGCACAGGCCCAGACGCTGCTGATGCAAGCCGGCGCACCGATTTGCAGCTGGGAGAACGTGTTCAACAACCTGAGCGCGGGCGCGAAGGACATGGGGCTGGCCCCGAATGACATTTTCACCCACCCCGACGAAGCGCCGCAGCAGGAGCCGCAGCCTGATCCGAACATGCTGAAGGTGATGGCCGAGATGCAAATCGGTCAGGCCAAGTTGCAGCAGGCGCAGCAGGAAGGGCAGCAGAAGCTCGCGCTGATGGCCCAGAAGCACGAGAGCGATGCGGCGATTGCGCAGTTCAAGTCGAACATGGAAGCCGATCTCGCGGTCCGCCAGCAGAACCTCGACATGATGCTCCAGCGCATGGAGATGCAGATGGAAGCGCAGAAGCACCAGCATGACATGAAGCTGAAGGCCGATGAGTCGAAGGCCAGGGTGAAGACGCTGCGGCGCGGCGGGGCGCTTAATAAGTGATCAGGCGCGCATCGAAGTGAGTATGTCACTCCGATATCTGTCACCGACGCGCAACGCCGAAATGTATCGTATGGGCGCCGTAGCTACTGCGCGGAATGGCGAGACCATGCTTCTCACGGCGACGGGACGTAATCCGCGAGAGGCGAGGGGTGCATTGGACATTAAAGTGGATGAGATCGCGGCGGATTGGTGGACGCGATGACTGAAGCAGAGCGCATCGCCCGCGCCCACCGCGCCAAGGCCGCATGGGAAGAGTTCGTTGAGCCGATCATTGCCGGGATGGAGCGCGAATACACCGCCCGCATGGTCGAGGTGGCGAACAGCGAACTGAGCCGTGACAAGCGCGCCGACAAGCTCACCGCGCTAGCCAATGCGCTGAAGATATCCGCCAACGTGAAAGCGGCGATGCAGGCGATCATCCTCGACGGCGAGGTGGCGCACAAGGACAAACTGAGGGCGGACAGGATCGAGCAGATGACCGCGCCGCAGCGGCGGCTGCTCTCCATCGCACCGAGATAACAACAAGAGCGGGGACTACCCGCCGACTGTTTCGCTACCCGAAAACACGACCCGCAAAGTGGACGCCGACGCGGCGAAAGCGAGCCGGGGACGGTCAAAGCCAACTCGGGGGGCCGCAGCCAGAATGTGG